TTATCGGCTTCGGTCGTTTGTTTTCTAACATCTACATTGACCGTAAGATTAGTGATCCAGTAAATGGTGAACAGGCTCAACGCATTCACGTTCCGCTTTCTTACGCTCCCAAAGAAAAATGGTTAGTCAGGATTGATGAAGACCCAACCTTAGAGAATCATACGCTGACTTCTCTTCCAAGAATGTCTTTTGAAATTATTGCATATACATACGACTCTTTGCGTAAGATCAACCGTATGCAACAATTAAAAAACAACTGCATTTCAGAGGATCCTTCTCAATCTACAAGCATAAGAACCCCAGTCCCATATAACATCGACATGTCGCTGTATATTATTACAAAGACTCAAGAAGATGCTTTACAAATTATGGAACAAATTTTGCCATGGTTTACACCAGAATATACCATGGCAATTAATGCAGTTAATGACATGGGTGTTAAGTTAGACGTCCCAGTCGTTCTCAACTCTGTTATTGTTTCTGACGAATTCGAAGGCGACTTTCAAACTAGAAGATTTGTTATACACACTATTAACTTCCAGATGAAAGTATCTTTATTTGGTCCGATGGAACAACAAGGTGTTATTGCTACCGCCAATGTCAATTTGTCTGACTCTATTAATGCACAAAACCCAAGCACACAATACAGTGTTACTGGCGACCCAGCCACTAAAACTATAATAAATGAAGCGTGGATTGACGAACTGTAATTTAAAATATGGCTGAAATTTATAATAGTAATGCCAACTTAAAAGCTGCTGGTATTTCCTTTGAGTTTACTCCTGACCAAGTTCAGGAGTACATCAAATGCGCGCAAGACCCGATATACTTTATCGAGAACTACTGTTACATTGTTACACTTGACTATGGTTTAAAACTATTTAAGTTGTACGATTGTCAGAAGAAGAAGATAGACGTAATTCATAATAACCGTCGTGTTATCCTTATGGAGGGTCGTCAGCAAGGTAAGACAACATCTTCTGCCGCATACATTCTTTGGTACACTCTTTTCCAATCAAACAAGCAAGTAGCTATTCTAGCCAACAAAGCTGCAGCTGCCCGTGAAGTTCTTGACCGTTATCAAACGATGTACGAAAACTTACCTAAGTGGATGCAACAGGGTGTTACTGGTTGGAACAAGGGTGACATCGAATTAGAAAACGGTTCAAAGGTTTTCACCGCTGCAACTGGTAAGTCTGGTATTCGTGGCAAGTCTGTTAACATGCTATACGTTGACGAAGCTGCGATTATTCCAAACAACGTTGCCGAGGAATTCTTCACTGCGGTTTACCCAACTATTTCTGCGGGTCAAACTACTAAGATTCTACTTTCTTCCACTCCACTAGGTTACAACCACTTCTGGCGTTTCTGGAATGATGCTGAGAACGACCGTAACGGTTTCGTTCCATTGTTTATTCCATACTGGGAAATCCCAGGTCGTGATGCTGCGTGGGCTGAAGAACAAAAGCGTATGCTTGGTGAGCTCAAGTTCAACCAAGAGGTTTTATGTAACTTCCTGGGTTCTAGTTTAACGCTGATCCGTGCCGATGTTATCGCTAAGATGACAGTTGACCAACCTATCCTAAGCAAGGATGGTTTAGATGTATTTGAGCGACCACAAAAGAATCATACTTACTGTGGAGTTATTGATATTGCTGCTGGCGTTGAGGGTGACTCTTCAACTATTCAGATGATTGATATCACGGAAACACCGTATCGTATCGTTGCTAAGTATAAGAAGAATGATATTACACCGTTGTTATTCCCATCTGTAATCTTTAAAGTTGCAACAGAATACAATAACGCATTTATCCTAATTGAAACTAACGTATCTGATCAGGTTGCTCAGATTATGCACCAAGAACTAGAGTATGAGAATATTCTCATGGTATCTAGAGCCAATGGCGTTCAAACTATTGGTGGTGGTTTCGGAGGTCAAAAATCTCAATTAGGTGTTAATACTGATAAACGTGTCAAACGTATCGGTTGCCATAACTTTAAAGCTATGGTTGAAGAAGATAAATTACTCATTACAGACCCAGACACAATTTCCGAAATCTCCACATTTATTGAAAAGCGTGGCTCTTATGAAGCCGACGAGGGGTATCATGATGATTTGGTTATGCCTTTAGTTTTATTCGGATGGCTCACAACACAGAGTTATTTTAAAGAACTAAATAACATTAACATGCGCAAGATTATGTACGAAAAGCAAATTAAGGCTATCGAAGAAGATTTGACTCCGTTTGGATTCTATGATGACGGTAAACCTGAAGCCGATCCTTTGAATTTTTGAGTGAAAACAACTAAAAACTAAATAAATTCGTAGACAGTTTTTGTCTAGGCAATCATTATAAACAAGGAGAACAACAATGCCGTTTCAATTATCTCCAGGCGTTGCAGTCGTAGAAAAAGACTTTACTTCTATCGTTCCTGCCGTGGCCACTTCAATCGGTGCGTTTGCGGGTCAGTTCGACTGGGGTCCAGTACTTGAACCAATTACAATCACTTCAGAAGATGATTTGGTTCGCCGTTTCGGTACACCAAACAACAATAACTTCCAGTCTTGGTTTACAGCTGCTAACTTCCTATCTTATTCTAATAATCTACTATTAGTTCGTCAAAAGACAACTAATATGAAGAACGCTGTGGTTACCCCTTCTGGTGGTCTTTCTGCAGTTGCCATTTCCAACGCTGGTTATGGTTACATCTCAACACAAGCTGCACCAACCGTTGAAATCAAAACAGAAGGTCTAATCAAGAGTATCTCCGTAGTTACTGGCGGTTCTGGCTACACTCAAGCTCCAACTGTTGAAATCAGTGACCCTAACGGTGAAGGTGCAGAAGCTCTAGCAACTATCACTCCTGGTGGCGCAATTGCTGGAATTACAGTAACTAAATCTGGTTATGGTTATACTAACCCAGTTGTAATTTTAAACGGTCTTGGTGAAGGTGCAACATTCTCTGTTGAGGTCGACGACACTGTTCAAGAAGCTGGTGGTGAGACTCCTGTTGCTCACGCTGTTTTATCTGGTGGTGGTATTACTGCTATTACAGTAGCTAATGGTGGTGCTGGTTATATTGCTCCTCCTTCTATTTCCATTATTGCAGCCGAAGGCGATACTGGTTCTGGTGCAACTGCAACTGCAGTTATTTCTGGTGGTCCTCTAACTGGCGTTACTTTATCTTCTGGTGGTCAAAACTATGTTTCTCCAGTTGTAAATATTTCTGGTGGTGGTGGTACTGGCGCTGTTGCTGAAGCTATCGTTGAAGGTGGTGTTATTACATCTATCGTTGTTAACGCTGGTGGTTCTGGATACACTTCAAACCCATCTGTAACTATTACTGATACTGGTGGTGGCTCTGGTGCTGCTATTCAAACTGTAACAATTGGTACTTCTAGCATTTCTGCTATCGTTGTTAACAACGCTGGTTCTGGTTATAAAGCTACTCCAACTATCACTCTTTCTGGTCAAGCAACAACTCCAGCAACTATCGGTTCAGTAACTATTGGTCCTTCTACAGTAACTGAAATTGTTATTGATGATGCTGGTTCTGGTCTATCTGATGTACCGTTCGTTGTTATTTCTGCTCCTCCAGAGGGTGGCGTTAATGCAGTAGCGACTGCAACTATTACAGCACTTGGTACTCCAATTTACAACCCACAAGATTACTCTGCACGTTTCATTAACGGTGGTGGTGTGGTTGGTGAGTGGGCTGCTAAGTATCCAGGTAAGCTAGGAAACACTTTGAAAGTTTCTATGGCTGATGCTGCGGTATATTCTACTTGGGCATATAAGAATGAATTCGACGCTGCTCCAGGTACATCTGAAGCTGCTGCTCGTATTGGTGGTTCTAATGACGAACTACACATTATTGTTATCGACGAAAAGGGATATATCTCTGGCGTTGAGAACTCTGTTCTAGAAAAATATGCGTTCGTATCTAAGGCTTCTGATAACAAGAAACCAGACGGTTCTAACAACTATTATAAAGACGTTATTAATGGTCGCTCTGAGTGGCTATGGTGGATGGATCACACTGACCAAGTTGTTGGTGGATATGACGCCACTAACTGGGGTAACGTAATGGCTGGAACTTCGTTCAAGTCAATGACTGCTCCTCTAACACAGTCTCTATCTGGCGGTTTTGATGACGCTTCTGGAACTGATGGTCAAACTATGGAAGCATATAGCCTGTTTGCAAACGCAACTCTATATGACGTTTCTTTAGTTATGGGTGGTAAAGCAAATCCAACTGTTCTTAACCACATCATCGACAACGTTGCTCTTGAGCGTCTAGATTGCGTTGTATTTGGTTCTCCAGAAAACGTGGATACTGGCGAAGTTATCATCGGTGATTCATCAGAAAGCATTGATGCTATTATTGACTTCCGTAACGAATTGTCTAGCAACTCTTATACAGTTCTAGATTCTGGTTACAAGTATCAATATGACCGCTACAATGACGTGTATCGTTGGGTTCCATTGAACGGTGACGTTGCTGGTCTATGCGCTCGTACTGATTACACTAACGACCCATGGTGGTCTCCAGGTGGTCTAAACCGTGGTCAGATCAAGAACGTTGTTCGTCTATCCACTAACCCAAATCAGACTAACCGTGATACTTTGTATCGTAACGCTGTTAACCCAGTTGTTACTTTCCCAGGTCAAGGTACTGTTCTATTCGGCGATAAGACACTTCTATCTAAACCATCTGCGTTTGACCGTATCAACGTTCGTCGCTTGTTTATCGTTCTTGAGAAGTCTATCGCGACTGCTGCTAAGTATCAACTATTCGAGTTCAACGATGCGTTTACTCGCGGTCAGTTCAAGAACCTAATCGAACCGTTCCTACGTGACGTACAAGGTCGTCGTGGTATTACCGACTTCCTAGTTAAGTGTGATGAGTCTAACAACACTGGTGAGGTTATTGACCGTAATGAATTTATCGCTGATATTTTCGTTAAACCAACTCGTTCTATCAACTTTATTACTCTTAACTTCGTTGCTGCTCGTTCTGCGATTGCTTTCAGCGAAATTGGTGGCTAATAATAAATGAGGGGAGTTCCTCCCCTCATTTATAACGAATAAATAAAAGTAATAACAAGGAGATTTTAAATGGCAAATATTGCTGACTTTAAAGCCCAGATGATCGGTGGTGGTGCACGTCCTAACCAATTCAGAGT